AACCATTTGAAACTGTCGTGTTTCCTGCTTACTTTTGGCATGAAGCGACACCTGTGTTTAAAGGCAGGAGAGTTATAATGATTTCTTGGGGCGGGAGTCGACTCCCTCACCGTGAAAAAAGTGCTTGACATATTGTTCAAAATCAAGTATTATATAAATATGGTTGAGCGTTATACTGCTCAACATACTTTGAATACACTGTACATTTCAGACATACGGAGAAATACACATGGACTTAAACGCATTAAAATCACGTCGATACGACATCAATAAACTGGTTGCTGCTGCTCAAGAAGCAACTGGTGGTTCAACCGAACGTTCCGAAGATACCAATATGTGGAAACCAACTGTCGATAAGGCAGGCAATGGTTACGCAGTCATTCGATTCCTTCCTTCCGAAAGTGAAGTACCATGGGTTCGCTACTGGGACCATGGGTTCAAGGGACCAACTGGTAAGTGGTACATCGAGAAGTCTCTGACCTCACTGGGTCAGCAGGATCCTCTCGGCGAGTATAATTCTAAGTTGTGGAACTCTGGTAACGAGGAAGATCGTGAACAGGTTCGTAAGCAGAAACGACGACTCCATTATGTTACTAACATTTTGGTAATCTCTGATCCTTCTGCTCCTGAGAATGAAGGTAAAGTCTTCATGTATCAGTTCGGTAAAAAGATCTTTGACAAGATCCAAGACTTGATGCAACCACAGTTTCCTGGAGAGACTCCCGTCGATCCGTTTGACCTGTGGAACGGTGCTGACTTCCAACTGAAGATTCGCAACGTTGAAGGGTATCGTAATTATGATCGTTCCGAGTTTAAAGCACCTTCACCATTGTTCGACGGTGACGATGTTCAACTGCAAGCAGCAGTTAACTCGTTGCATGACATCTCTACCTTTGTCGATCCTGCGAACTATAAGTCGTTTGATCAACTTCAGGCAAAGTTGATGGAAGTGTTGGGCGAATCTGCCCATACTCCTCAACAGCAAGTAGCGATGGAAACAGTTGCTGATCCAGCACCTGCTCCAGTTGCTGCTGTTCCTGAGATCAAGGTAAGTGCCGCTGCCACTGCTGAAGAAGCAAGTGATGACGGAGACGAGGATGCTTTCTCTTACTTCCAGAAATTAGCGAACGCTGACTGATTGGGAAGACAGGGCACTTCGGTGCCCTTTTTTATTTTACCTTTACAATGTCAAATCCGACAGGTTCCACTGTCTCGACTTTGTACACCTTTTTTTCTAGTGTAGTAAAACGGAACACGCACTTGTCTTTGCTGACTAGTGGTTTCCTTTTACATTTAAAGGTTTTAGGGTTCGCGCTGAATAACTTAGAACCGTCCTGACGTTCCTCAATGGGACCAGGAAAATAGATGGTGATCTCGTATCGGTCTATAAAGAGCGACTTGATCCATTCCCAAATTTTATGATGTATTTTCATGTAAGTATTTAGTATAAATACATCGTATGGATGAGAACCTGTTCGAAAAATACAAAGACCTTCTTGAGCAAGATGGTATCGAAGCACACTCTAAACTTTCGCAAGAGTGGTTTTACGACAGGATTCGCGAAATAAATAGAGAACAAGTGGATCGCCAAAGCATTGTCAGGAATCCACCGATTAAGATGGCGGCGAATCAGTTTAAAGGCAGGATGTACTTATTTCGCTACAATCCTGTTGGTAGGCAAAAAATGCCATACTTTGACAGGTTCCCTTTGGTGATTATGTTGGATATCTACGATGGCGGTTTTATGGGATTGAACCTACATTACCTCCCGATAGATTTGCGCCAAAGGTTGTTCTACAATTTACTTAATCGTGCAAGTCAAAGCGAGTTTAGATGGAATACATATTTGAAAATAGATTATGATTATCTAAAATCTAGAACGCAACTGAGAGCACATAAAGCATGCATCAAGCGATATCGTTACGATCAGATATATGGTAGAATGGCAAACGTGCCAGCGCCAGAATGGGAAGTTGCTGTACACTTACCACTCGCTTCATGGCGTAAGGCAGCAGAATCAAGAGTTTATAAAGACAGTAGAGAAATCGCTAGGAAAAAGACATGAGTTTTAGTACAAATACCCTTCGCGGAAGATTTGAACAAGAGAGCGGACCAGCATATATCAACCGATGGGAAGTCAAACTTCCTTTAGTGGCAGGTAGCACACCATCCGGCGACTTTGTAGATTTCCAACCTTCGCAACCTGTAAACGAATTATGTACCCAAGTTTCCTTGCCTTCTAAAACTCTTGCGACGTTAGATCGTCAGATAGGTCTAGAACCAATAAAGGTTGCTTCTGGGTACACTTTTAGTGCAGTGTCAATGACGTTTTATCTCACTCAAAATTATGTTGCTCGAAAATATTGGCAAGCATGGATGGATAGGATAGTTAATCCTACGCCACCGTACACTGTCGGATACCGAGATAACTATGTTGAAGAAATAAAAATTTCTCAACTAGATAAACTTGGCGCAAAGAAATACACAATAACGCTGGAAGGTGCATACCCTACAGCAATCAATGAAATTGAATTTAACAACCAACAAGCTGGCGCTGTTGGAGAATTGACTGTTACGGTAGATTTTAGTCACTATACAGTATCATAACATTATCGGAGAATATCATGGCGTTACCACGCATTAATGAAACTTTGAATTTTACTATGAATATCCCGTCAACGGGACAAAAAGTAAAATACAGACCCTACCTCGTAAAAGAAGAAAAAGTTCTACTTCAAGCATTCGAGTCGAAAGACCCCAAGACATGCCTTGAGGCGATGTGCGACACTATCACTGCTTGCCTAGATCCTTCTGAAAAAATTGTGGTACAAGAACTTGCGACTTTTGACATTGAGTATTTGTTTACACAATTACGTTCGAAGTCTGTAGGCGAGATGTCGACAATTTATATTCGATGCAGAGAATGCGAGCAATCAAACGAGTACCATATTAATCTTGAAGAATTAGAGATTCCTGTAGAGAGGGAAAAGAATATTATCAAAATTACTGATAGTATTTCAGTAGAGATGAGATACCCTACATTCAACTCTATGGTAGAGGGCGACGTCGACGGTGCTCGTAATGATGTTTCTGCTGCTATTGACCTAGTGGCAAAGTCAGTCACCGCTGTGATCACTGCTGAAGAGAGGATCGACACTTCCGATCTTGCACAACAAGAAGTAGTTGAGTTCTTAAACTCAATGACTGCTACACAAATAAAAAATATCACAGATTTTCTTCAAGAAAGTCCAGCACTAAAACATACAGCAGAGTTTGATTGTATTAAGTGCGCCACGAATAACGTACTAGAACTGAAAGGGTTGTCTGATTTTTTCTGATAACCCTTTCCCATGATAATCTTGTAAACCATTACAAGACTAACTTCGCCCTGATGCAGCATCACAATTATTCGTTGACTGAGTTAGAAAATATGTTACCGTGGGAAAGGGAGATCTATATTACTCTCCTCACCGAGTACATTAAAGAAGAAAACGAGAAGGCAGAACAACGAAGACTGTCTAAAATGTGATATAAATAAAGGAAACCTAACTCTAAGAATAACAAATGGCAACCTTAGAAACCGTCGTAACAGAACTCAAAGAACTGAACGATTATTCAGACCTTCATCTCGATGCTCAGTTTGAGATATCTGACCGTGTAGGACAACTGTCGGAAAGAATGCAAGAACTGACCAGTGTCATGCTTACATTTATGAACACTGTCCCAGAAACACTTTCTAGAGGGTTCCAAGATCTTATTCAAACAGAAGAAAGCATCGCAGATAGGCAAAAGAAAGATGATGATACTCGAGAAAGGTTAAGGCAGCGCGATGAAAGCGGTGATGACGGAGAAAAGAAACCAGGAAAGATAAAGGGTGCGTTCTTAAAAGGATTCGAAGACGGAATGAACCCAGAAAAACTTGGGTTGTTCACAGCAGTCGAAGATTTCGTATCAACCGTTGGAGAGTGGGCAGGTAAAATTGCTCTCGCTTGGTCTTTGTTTGCTGCTAAATTCCCCACACTTGCTGGTGGTATAACAAAAGCATTGACTGGCGCAGGTAAGTTGATATCGGGTGCGGGCAAGTTCTTGTTAAATGGCATCAAATTATTGGGAAAGGGACTGTTCTCGTTCCTGATGAGGATAGGCACAACTCTTATTCAAACCGTATTACCTGCGATTGGTTCTGCCTTGACCGCCACTCTAGGATTTATTAGTGCTACGGTCATGCCTATGATCACCGGACTCTTTACCGGACTCATGACCATGCTTTCCCCTATAATCGCTGCTCTCGCACCGATATTGCTACCGATTGCTGCTATCGCTGCTGCTGTCACTGCTCTAGTTTCTGGTATTATGAGTTTCATTGAAGGATTCCAGAGTCAAGAAGGCACGTTGCTTGATAAAATATTTGGCGGCGTAGCAGGTTTTATAAAAGGAATTATGAAGATTCTCACAATCCCGCTGGACTGGATAAAAGATCTGATATCAGGAATATTAGGTTTCTTTGGTTTCGATGGTGCCGCTGAAATACTAGATTCGTTCTCTATTACCGATATATTTGGAAGTATGGTCGACGCAGTGAAAGATTTTGTAATCGGAATAAAGGATATGATCGTCGACGGTATACTTGGGTTTGCATCAAAACTCAACCCACTAAATTGGTTTGGCGGTGACGACGAAGAAGAGGAAGAAAGCACAAAGCGTGGCATGGAAATACCTTCTGATACTGACGATACTGACTTTAGCGAAGAAGGAAAGGAACGACTCGACGACTTTACTGGGAAGCAGGAAACTAGTAAGACTGCTAAAAAAGTTGGTGGAGTGGTTGTTGAGGAAGATGGTGTTGCGCGAACGGATTTTTCAGAAGAAGAACTCAAGCAAATAAACGCAGCGAGAACTGCATCCATTGCAATGGGAGGACCAGATCTTTTCCCACAGGCAGAAGGAGCAGAACCATCTGCTCAAGCATCTGAACCAACTAAAGTGCCCGAGAAACGTGGTCGAGTTATAGGTGAAGCACCTCCCGTACCAACCAAAGTTAGTAAAGAAACTGGTAAACGTGGTCGAGTTATAGGAGAAGCACCTCCTGCGCCCACTAAAATTAATACAGCGACAGGTAAGCGTGGTGGTATTATAGGGACGCCACAAGCTGGATTATTTATGGGCGCATCGGGTAGTGATTTAGACGATGGTGAATACGATAATATCCAACCTGTAATTGATACTGACATCCAACCTCAAATAGAAGATCTTAAAACTTCTCCATTCGATGGGTTACTAGATCCACTGATCGAAGGATTCAATGACATCAAAGAGTGGGTCGGCGGTTTGTTTGACTTTGGAAAAATTAAAAAGTTAATCAAAGGTTTGTTTGAAGGATTCGGCATACCTCGCATAGAGTTTGACGTACCTCTGGTCGGCAAAGTTGGGTTTGGTCCATTCTATCCATTCGCTCCGGAAAGTTCAGCTGATGTGGCAGGAGGTGTGCGTACCTCAAGCGATACCGAGTTTATTGTTAATTCTGGTTCTGAGTACGAACAAGATGGCGATTCACAACGGATGTCGGGTCACACGAGTTCGATTCGACAAGATAAAGTAGTCGCTATAGCGAACAGTTCGGAGCGCGAGTACAAAACTAACGAGTTCGGCGAGAAAGAAATCGTAGAGAAGACTAGTTCGTTAACCGCCAGATTTGACGACGACACTGCTAAAGGAAATGTCTATATTGACACTGGTACAACTATAGACAACCTAGTCACTGACGAGTTTAAACAATTAGAAGATACCTACGAAAAATTTGATGTTGGTCCTAAAGTATTTGAACAAGTTCGTCAAATGGTTGATTCGGGTGCCTCACCAGAACAAGTTAAAGAGTTCTTGCAAGATCAAGAGAAGTTTGCAACTAAGGTCAAGAACTTCTTCTCTTCAATGAACTTCACGTTTGAACCAAAAGAACCAGAGGAAACTCCGGAAGCGATGAACGGAGATGCTTTCTCTCCTGATATAGCAGAGGCAGCGCAACAGTTTAGTTATCCAGTAACTGATCCAGAGACGGGCGAACTGTTAGGAACTGCTAGCACCCCAGAAGAGGCAGCACAAATCGCCATGGAAACTGGTGGTAAGATCGAAAACGCAGTCAGCATTACGCCAAAATCTCCAGAGTTAGTTGGCGGTAATCAAGAATCTGCGCAGAGATCTAACGTCCTCGATATGGAACAGAAAAAAGCAGAAATGAATAAAGAACAAGAATCTGCTACGGCAGCTGGCAACGCTGTATTTGCCCCTACGCAAAACTCAAACGTAAGCAACAGTACAACTATAAACTCTGGTCCAATGACTTCTCCAATGGATAAGAGCGATCGAACTGCTCGCGGGGCATATAGAGGAAGGAAACTCTAACTTTTCTTTTTCTTGAACGGAGCGAGCGGTTTTAGTTTCTTCAGTTTTCCTGGAGTCTTGTTGAGGATTTTCATTTTCGTCAACTCATCTTCAGTCCATATCGCGAATTTGTAACCATTATCCTTCGCCACCTGCTCTGCTGCTTCCCACTTGTTGCGGTTTTTGATATATGCGAATGCTTCGTTGAGTGAGCGTTTGCTACGAGGGTTCTTAGACTTGGGCGGTTGAGTTTGCTTTTTAGGTTTGACCTCTACTAGCAATACGTTTCCGCTTTTGAACTTAATCCAGAAGTCAACGTGATATTTGTGCCACCTTTTGTCGACGTCGTAGTAGTATGGTATGATAAAATCTTCGCTGTTCCATTTGGCAACTTCGGAGTTATTGTCCAACCAAATCATAACTGATTTTTCCCAGTTAGACCTGTACACGACCTCCTCAAGATTCCCTTTGTACTTGCTGGGGTGTTTTACTGTGTACTTCCCCTTGTAAGTCCTCGGCATTGTATATAAATAACTGAAATAATAACAACCTTATTTATCAACGAGAGTGTTTTCATGGCTAAATTTCCAGTAAAGGACGAGGGATATCCTTCTGAAATACGGTTCACCCTAGTTGACGAAACTGATGCGCCATTGTCCACAGTCGTCAACCTATATTTCCCTGCTGGCGCTTTGTATGCTGATCGCGTTCAATATGAGAACGTAGAGACAGGCGCAGCAGGTATGATGGTAAATGGATTTGAAGGATCTGCCTTTGAACAACTTGCCGATGACGGACTCCTTGAGATGGTTGGTACTGAGACCATTAAAAAGTTTATGCCGAAAGTAGGTCAAGCAGTACAGGATAGAACTAAAGTTGCGCCAAACCCAAACACTCGTGCTTTGTTCAAACAGGTTAGTCTGCGTTCATTTCAGTTTAACTTTAAATTGATTCCTACCAATGCTGCTGAATCCCAAGCGATAAAAGACATAATCAAAATTTTTAGATTAGAAATGTATCCTGAAAGCATCGGTGGTGGAGAAGTAAAAGGAACATCCCTTGGTTATAAGTTCCCGAATCGTTTCCAAATAGAAATGTATTACAACAATGAACTATCGCCTCTCGCGCCCAAGGTCGCTCCTTGCTATATCGAAGCATTTAGTGCAGCATATAATCCAACTGGACAAAGTTTGGTGCAAGAAAATGGGGGAGACGTAGCATTCTTAGAAACCGATATAAACATAACGCTGACCGAATCTAGAACACTGGATCGAGCAGCGATTGAGGAGGGGTTCTAATATGAGTAATTATTTTAGAAAATTCCCAGAAGTATTATACAAGTTCGGCAACAACGAAACATCCACAAAGTTTCAAAACATAAGTGTTTATATTGACATCCTAGATCAAATAAAAGAATATGTCTCGTTTTATCAGAACTATCAAATTCAAAACAGCGAAAGACCTGACCAAGTTTCTTTCAAACTTTATGGCACGTCAGATCATTACTGGACGTTCTGGTTGATGAATGATCACCTGAGAGAACAACATTGGCCAATCGCTAACTCTCAACTATACCGGAGAGCGCAAGAATACTATCCGAATTTATCAGTGCGCACGACTGGTACTGTGAGTTTGATACAACTAGGCGAAGATTCAGAACCAAACAAACCGTTGTCTCGATCTACTAGTTTCAAAGTTGGAGCATATGTATGGTTTGAACAAGACAAAAGAGCAGGTCAAATAGTACGAATAGATCAAGACTTGGCGTTACTTCATATCGACTTTAAAGGCACTCCGTTTCCAACGATTACTGATGGTGTGTTGCCAGGAATTAATACAGGCAGTCTTGTCACTATTGACGAAGCTTCTGCGAAATACATCATAGCAGGAAATTATAATTTCACGCCAACAACTCAGTATGAAAGAACGACTAATGTTCAAACTTATCGCCAGTACGATGCCCCGCATCATTACGAAGATGCTGATGGTAATTGGGTGCAACCAAGTTATTCAGACGATGCACCTTATCCTTTTATATGGTCTAGTGTAGATACCAGAAAATCTGTATCATATTTCGAAAGATTGAGGGAAACCAACGACGAGTTGCGTTCGATAAAAGTTATTAAACCTGATGTTATAAGTCAAGTTCTGACTGAATGGAATGCCTTGTTGACTGCGAGATCATAACATGGTACAGAATGTACAACAAGAATATGTCATTACGAAAGCAGTAATCAGCGCAGACAGACTGAGCGATGACTATGACGTAAAACAAATGATCGCCGAAATAGATTTTTTCGAAGATCTAGAAAAACCTTATGTTACTGGACAAATACTGGTATTTGACGATCTTGGTGTGTTTGACGAAATAAAGTTGAAAGGCACTGAGCAAATAGACTTGAGTATTCAGATTCCGGAAATACCTCAAGCAAAGGTAGATATAAAGTTTAACATCGTATCTATTGTTCAAGTCAGGAAACTGAGTGAGCGTAGTGAAATGTACCATTTAAACCTGATTGCGCCTCATGCATACAAAGATCAGTTTATAAAAATCTCTCGTTCTTACACTGGTAAATTAGAAGATATATCTGAGTCTATACTAAAGAACCACTTAGAAGTGCGAACTGATAGAAACTATATGGACGGGCAAAAAAGTAAGCAGTCACCTGTAAGAATTATTACGCCATACATTAGTCCTTTAGAAGCAGTTGAATGGTTAATGGACAGAGCAACAACTAAAATTGGCGCACCTTTTTATGCATATCAAACGATTTATGATCAACAATTAAATGGCGGCAAAGATGTTATTCGTTTTGGTAATTTAGAGGATATGTACAAAAAAGAAATCTGGAACGAAGAACTTCCTGTCCTATATTCTCAGGCGAGAGGACAATCTGCTGGTGGTGCAGACATTTCGAAGCAGGCATTTATCGTAAAGAAAATCTCATTTGAGAACTTACAAGACACCTTGAAACTAGCAGCAGAAAGTTCTGCTGGTGCTATGATGAGTTCTTATGATGTGTTTAGCAGTCAAAGATATTCTAGGCATTTTGGTGTAACCGATCTTATAGAGAAGATGGACACTGAAGGTGGTATGATGAAGGGAGGCAAACAAAATGTTTTTGATGACGAACAGAAACTTACTATCGACAACGAGACTAAAACACTCGATGAGTTTGATGCCCGTTATATAAACCTCGTAACTTCTTATGGAACCTACGGATACAGGAATAGTTATCACGATGTGTTCGATCAGTCAGAAGCACTCAACAAATTAAGGCATTATGCTGTAAAGAGTCTGTTCAATAAAAACATGATTGACTTAATATTGCCAGGAATCTCGTTTTGGTCACAACTTGAAAACGGCGCATCTGGCGTTACTGTCGGCGACTTAATAAAAATTAATTTTAAAAACACCAACGTTGAAACTGCTGGCGACGAAGAATTTAATAAAGATTTATCTGGTACTTATCTAATACATAAGTGTAGAAATATTTTTCAGTCAACCACCCACGAGGTCGCTGTATCTGTAACTAAAGTTGCAGACCTTGATGGAGGCACTGCGTAATGAAGACTTGGGAAAACGAATATTACGGAGATAATGTACGTTGGTTTGTTGCTAATGTAATTGATAATACTCCTCCCTACGGATTAGAGGGACGAGTAAAGATTCGCATACATGGTATCCACACTGACGTTGCTGACGAGTCTGGTATCCCTCAGCGCGATCTTCCTTGGGCGCAAGTTATGAATCCTGGTGATACATATGGCGTGTCTGGATTAGGAACTAGCACCATGATACTTCCTGGTGCACTAGTTTTCGGATTTTTCTTAGACGGTGCTACTTCTCAGTTGCCACTGGTTTTGGGTTCGCTTCCTCGTATCGAGTTTCCGACTACGGTACAAGCATCTAATCGTGAAGATATGGCAACCAATCCATTCACGTATTCGTTTCAACAATCTAATGCGGACGCTATTGACCCAGAGGTGCAAAATTCTGGTCCAGCGTCAGCAGGAGATGTTGCTAGATACTTTATAGATAATGGGTTTAACGCAAAACAAGCATCTTCTATTACAGGTGTTTTGCAAGAGGTCAGCGGATTAGATCCTACGCAAACTGGGAACGGTATAGGTATCGCTGGATGGCAACCTAACAGTCCTCGGTATCATAGATTTTTTGCTTATATAAGTCGATTAGCACCAACTAGAGACGATAAAGATTTTGAGGGGCAGTTACTATATGTTCTTCACGAACTAAAAACTGCTCGTTCGATGGCCATGTCCAAAGTCTTGCGCGCACGCGAGATAGAAGGCAACTTGTATGGAGAGAAAGTTGACGGTATTGAAGAAAAAGGTAACGGACAGGTCGCGCAACTAGTTAAATATTATGTCGACCCTAGGACTGCTTGTAGCGTTGGTGGTGCTATAGGCAAGGCGAAAGGAATTTACGGAGGACTTGGAGCGAGATAATGCCAACTATAAACCTCAGCGAAATTAATCAGTATATCAAAAACTTTTTGGATCGTATTGGGTTACGAGAACTTGAAGCAATCCATGCTGAGAGAATTAAACAGTGGTTGATCGAGAACTTATCTAATATCGGAAGATACGGTGTCCGTGACTTCGAGCGATTCGGTTCCCTAAATTCTCACGGTTCATCTAAAAATGATGGTCGCCTAGTACACAAAGATCGTGCAGATGGTTGGGTATCGCTCACGGAAGAAGTTCCTGACATAGACCATCTTACCTACGGCACTGGTATGCTGTATATTCACGGTGAAATGGAAATGCCGTTGTGGTGGGAAGCGCAAGGTGGCCAAGCAGGCGACCATATGTATGAGGACGAGTTTCACCACGTCAATGAAACAGGTAAAGAAAAGTTCTTGTACGAGAGAGTCATTGGTGAAACCTATACTTTTTGGTATGAACCTGAAACTGGTGCTGATGGAACTGGCGCACCAGGAAGAACACCGCCACCGACGCCATATGGACAAGCACCTGAATGGGGCGAACCTTCTACCGAATCTTGGAAGTATGGGTATCTTTGGAAAGATGCACCAGTTGTTCCTCCGATGATTGTCAACGGCACGTATAAACCTGTAGATGGTATTACTGCAGTGTTCAGCGACATCGTTGCATGGTATTATGATACAGTTACGCACTCTATCGGTGGCATGCAAGTTCGCGAGTTACAGGAAGATGATGCCAGAGTTGATGGATTCCCAGGAATACCAAACGACCCTGACATTTATCACCTAGATAATGAGCGAAACCATTATCCTTGGCGTATTGTAAACAGCGCAACGCCAAAGAGTATTAAATTTATGTTAGACGAAGTTCTGGTTGAGGGGACCAACGGTATGTACGACGATACCTTGCCTGCTATGGCAACTGAGATTGGTAATTATCCGCCAATCAAAGGTTTGACATATGTTAAAGACGGTAAAGAAGGTATCTTGAACTTCATATCTCCTGTTGATGAGGTTCCTGAATAATGGCAATCGCTAACGTATCTTCTTTGAATACACTTATTGCACAAGGTTTGACGAGATCGAACGGAACCGATGCTGCATTACAAGCAATGACTGGTGGTAATCTACCACAAGAAGCAGTTACTCAAATAAACAATTTGATAAACAATTTCATCGGAAATAATCCTGGTGTTTCTTTAACGAACAGATCAAATATCCCTACCGATCTTTATGATCAAGTTGCGGATGTTATGGTCGGGTCTACACCAGGAATGAGCAAGCAAGTATTGTCGACTGTATTACAAAGCAACAACATTTTAGGAAAACTTGGCGGTGCGCCTCAAGTCAATGTCGAAAATCAACTTGCAGGAATAAAAGCATTATACGATAAAAAATTAAACTCTGTTCTGAACAAAGTAGACGATTCTATATTTTCAGCAGGTTTACCAGGATTCGTGCAAAACGCTGCACTAAACCAAATAAACGATACGAAAAATATTATTAATGATGCTCTTGGGTCTAATGCTATAGTAGATGCGTTAGGAAACCCTGCTAGTATAAGCGATGCTGCTGCGGTTACTATTAATCAAATAACAAGCAATCAAAGTCTGGTTTCTGCTAATAATATTTTAGGACCGCAATCTACTGTAGCAGCGGAGAGTATAGTCGATGCTGTTTCTGATGCTGCAGGAATTATTGACACTTCAGAGGTATCAGATACCACCACAAACGACCTAGTTGCTGCCACGATACAAGGTGAGAATGGAGGAGATCTCGCTCCGCTTAAAAGTATCGCTGAGCAAACAAAAGGCACAATTCAAAGTTTAACTGAGGAAGAAGATTTTGAGTTGATAGGGTATCGAGGACCGGAATCGTATAAGATCGGTGAAGAAAATATACAACCAGGAGGTCAGTTTATTTCTTCGGTTGAAGAATTAGAAGCAGAGATGGCAAGTATGACAAGAGATATCTCTGAAATTATTGTTCACTGGTCAGAAACTTTTACAAATGCGAACCTTTCTGCGTCAGAACTAACTACTCTAACAGGTGCTGGTGATAACGCATATCACCTAATAATTCAACGCAATGGCGCAGTAGAACGTGGCGTCCCCTTGAATAGTGCTGGCAGTCACTGTCCAACCAATGGACATAATGCATATTCTATTGGCGTGTGTCTAGTGGGCGGCGTCAACGTTCCCACAGATACTAGAGCGATAGAAATGGAAATCTCCCCGAGGAGTATTACGCAATCACAGTATAATAGTTTATATCAAATATTCCGAACGTTCTTTGATCAATATCCTGGTGGTCAAGCATTAGGGCATATGGACGTAGATATATCTCAAGACGACCCAGGATTTGATGTACGAGACTATGTGTACAATAATTTCAACAAGCAATCATTATACCTAGACCCACCGAACGACCCTGCATTGTCTCCTCAGGATATCCTGAAGGCACTTGAGGGGTCGGGACCAGATGTATTAACTAAGGATCCTGATATGCTGGAGAAAAATTTCTAATGACAACTGGATCTAATAAAGTCACGGATCGTATAAGCAATCCTGAAGAACAAGGTAAAGAACTCACTACTGGCGTTCCTTTAGACGGATCAGCGGATCCTACTGGCGAATACCCATTACGATATAATTGGTTTGCGAGTAATGTTAGTGCTCCTGGACGTGGCGTAAGAATCAATGATCTTTGGATGCGCGGGAGCACCATGGGTGTTAGTTTTGATGTCCCAGTTGGTACCACTTCCATTTTTCCTTTTAATCAGGCAAATGAAACACCTTCCGGACATTCTTTTGAGATCGATGATACTCCTGGGAATCAGAGAATCCTTATCAAGCATCATACTGGCGCAGGTGTAGAACTCAAACAAGACGGATCCGTCCTAGTTGCTTCTCGGACCCATCAAATTCAGGTTGTCGGTGCTGATCACGAAGTTATAGTACAGGGCGAAGGTAATCTAACATATGACGGTGACCTCAATCTAACGGTCAACGGAAACTATAATCTGACGGTCGGTGGTTCCTACAACGTTGATGTTGGTGGTAATCACAATCACTCGGTACATGGTACATATATCACCGAAACTGGTGACGCGCATCAGACTATCGTTCGTGGAAACAAAGACACCAAGGTTTGGGGTGATGTTGTAGACTTCACTGCTCATGAACACAAGATAATTACCAAAAAAGATTTTCGTATTTTGTCTAACAGAGATATTATACCTAATGCTCGCCGTGGCATTAGAATGTCAGCAGAGGAACATATTACAACTTCTGCTGGTAAAAACACAGTGATATCTTCCAAAGATCTACGTCTCATCGGAGAGAAAGGTAAAATTGGCGGCGAGCAGTTTCATTTCTTTGGTTCATTGTTTACGGGTGGCGGCGACGACACGCAAGGAAAGAACACAGTATTCCACGGAAACTTGGTAGGTCGTGCGTTAGAAGCATGGACTGCCAAATATGCAAAATATTCTGAAGAGGCGCATAGTGCACACATTTCAAACTTTGCCACTAAAGCAGAACAGGCAGATGATGCTTATCGCGCTGATCACGCGACGAATGCTATAAATGCTAAACTTGCAAAAGTTGCTGGTGGTACAGGTGCTGGTGGTGCTTATAGTCCTCCTCCTCCCACTAGAGACTACCCACCATGGACTGGCGAAACTCGCCATGACGGCACTAGCGATATGGGAACTGGCATCAAACCAAGCTATCAGTATGAGTGGGGGTGGAACGCAAAGGCAAATCACGTAGTCCGACAGTCAATGAATTTTGACGGATCAGCGGTGCATACCGATCCAGACTTCTGGGTAGCAGCAGGACCTCTGGGACCGAACCAAGGTTATGCAATGACTTCTCCAGAATCTGAGATTGTGCACGAACCACTGTATGATTACTATGGCAATCCAACTAAATGGTGGGAAGTTTGGAACAAGACTTCTCCATTTGCTGTACGCAAAGTTGTTATTGACGAGGATGGTGCATTAGAAGATAAAATCGCTAAACATGACACATACAGTTACTATTTTAACTGGACGCCGAGTACAGCAGAGATTCGATCAAAGTTGCGTACAATGGACGGTGCTGCTGATGCAACCACTGCGCCTGAGATGCAAACTAATGGTCCGCTGTGTATCGGTTCTTTGCTTGACGAAAATAGAATATCTGAAAAATATAAAGATCCTGCACCATCAGCACCGTATGAAATGAAAAGAACTGGCAGTAGCGAACCGACCCCTAGATTCGGTTACACGTTGCTCGGCAATCCTTTGGAACGTGCTTCTAAGACCTTTACGCCCAAAAACAAACAGGCGGCAACTAGGACTATCGTAGCAGATCCAGTTTATAATCCTGATAAGATGGATGCTCCGATTACAAGTAGAACCCGATTGTCAAAATCTAGTACAATGTCGAAGTTCTTTGGCGCACCAGGATCTAAGACTTCACTTGAGTTTGTGCCCATAGTAAAAGATAGGCAGGATCTTGCCCGTCAGTTTTACCTACACGCATGGTTGATGGAAGGTATTTCTTCGGCAAAAGAATTTAAGAACTTCCGATTACAGGTTACGGAAGGATACTATAATCCTGCCAATGGTATCCGCGAAGCAGTTGACGGTAAAAAGGAAGCAGATGCTAAAGCAAGATACTGGCGTGAACCATACCGTAAAGAAGATGGTGGTGGTACTCAGAAGTCTATTGTAAAAGGTGGTTATCCTATTAACCAATTGAAGTACGAAGGTCGTGCTTGCGTATACACGTTATACAACTCTCGCGGTAAAATTGACTACAGCGCAGGTTTTGAGTTGGCGTTGTATATTAGGGATACGTTCTTTTATGATCAGTTGAGTTTGGACTATGATATGACTCGCCCTGACAAAGTTATGACACAACAATTGATAGTAGTCATGCCTAAAATTGAAAAGGATTTTAAAGCAACCTTTGAAATGAAGGTTAGCACTTATTTCAACAGGCAAACTCTTTCTGGGTCAGATCTTATAGAAATTACCGACTAAATAGAACTATCAGACTGTTGGACTATAATAACAAATGGCACTAAAACGAGTCACACCAGGATTAAAAGACAATACTCTTGTCACTGGTAAAAAAATACAATATTCCGACATAGACTTATCTTTTACTGCTAAGTCTGGCACTCCGACCAGTTATAACAATGGCACGCCAGAGGGTTTCATAGGCGACGTGTTTAAGAAAAGTGATGCGGCAGCAGTAATACAATCTGTGCAAAATATATTGTTAACCAATAGACTCGAAAAACCATTTAGACCAAAATATGGCGCCAACCTTCGTGCTATGCTTTTTGAGACAGTGGAGACTTATTCGGAAACTCTTATTTCTCAAATGGTAGTCAATGCGCTGGGAAGAGACGAACCGAGAGTCACTGTTACGGATGTTAAATTTTTTGATGGCGACGATTTGGTGAAAAAAGGAGCAGGCAGTATTTTTAGCAGAAATAGTCTTAGGAATACTGTCGCAGTTATTGTGGAGTTTACTATAGAAAATGAGCAAGGGGAATTTACAGCAAGAGTTAACATGAATAGGTTACGATAATGGCATCAACTACTATTACTTCAGCGCAACTAGACTTTAATACAATCAAAGAGTCGTTGAAGACTTCTCTGAGAAATAGCGGAGAGTTCAACGATTATGATTTTGAAGGTTCCGGTTTATCCAATATTTTGGATGTGTTGGCATACAACACACATCTTAATGGATTGATTGCAAACTTTTCATTAAACGAGTCTTTCCTTGTAACTGCGCAATTGCGTCCATCAGTAGTTTCTCTTGCTGAATCTTTAGGTTATGTGCCCGATTCTAAAAAGTCGCCGGAGTGTACAATCACTCTTAATGTTAACACTGCTGGGTATCCACTTATAATTCAAAACTCCCAAACTTTGTTGCCAGGAGAATTAGTCCTCCGTGGGACTAAAGATGGTGTGGACTATACTTTTACAAACAGAGAGTCGTTAACTGCGACTTCAGTTGCGGGAGAGGTGTACAGATTCGCCCCAGTAGCAGATCCATCCCTACCTATTAAAGTTTTTGAAGGTATTGAAGTCAATCAACAATTTATAGTTGGAGAGGTAACAGATACTGTTTATGTGATACCAGATGAGAATATGGACATCACAACTGCGATCATAAAAGTTTATCCTAATCAGCAGAGTGCAAATAATAGAGGCGACTTTACTCAGTATGTAAACTTGCTTGATGCCACTACGATTAACGAACAATCTAGATTGTATGTTTTAAGGGAATCGCCCAATGGACTGTATGAACTGACTTTCGGTAACGGCAACTCTTTGGGTGCCGCACCGACTTCTGGACAAGTTATCGAAGTCAATTACTTAAGAACGAATGGAATTATTGCTAACGAAATTTCTGCCCTTAGAATTGCATCCAGTTTTACTTTTGCCACTACGACTTCTTCTACTGTAGAGGTAGATGAGGGTGATGTTGGAGTCACAACATTGTCAAGATCTTCTGGTGGCGCAGACAAAGAATCAATAGAATCTATGCGAATAAATGCGCCATATCAATATGCTGCGCAAAATAGAATGGTAACGTCAACCGACTACTCCGCATTGATACTTAAAAAATATTCTTCGTTTATTGACGACATTAAGTCTTGGGGCGGCGAAGATGATCCTAAACCAGATTATGGTTCGGTGTTTACGTCCATTGTATTTAAAGACAATCTTTCAAACTCAACTATTTCCGACGTCCGGCAAGGTATCCTAGATCTTGCTGACGAGTTTTCAATCGCTTCTTTTGACTTGAAGTTTACTGATCCAGAAACGACTTTTATATCATGCCAAACATTTTTTAGATTCAATCCGTCATTAACTGGATTCAGCGAGTCAACAGTAAACGCATTGGTGACTGATGCCATTGATCAATATTTCTTGGAGAACACTGGTAAGTTTGACCAAGTATTCCGTAAGTCGAATATGCTGACTGCTATTGATGCCGCTGATGCTTCAGTGCTTTCTTCTAGATCAGATATAAAATTAAACAGAAGAATCTTGCCTATATTTAACTTAGAACAAAAATTTGACTTGACTTTCCCTGTAGCTCTTAGAGACCCGCTTGTTACCAATGATCACACTATCACCTCTAGTTTGTTTATCTTCAGAAATCAAACTTGTATCATAAGGAACAAAGTGAACGATCGGATAAGAGTTTCGCCAGAGGGAAGAGTGCCTGTGGTTTTTGACAGGAAACCTTCTAACGTATTGGAACTTGTTACGATTGGCGGCAAAGTCATGGTCAGCAATGTTGGTTACTATGATGCTGCTCGAGGAGAAGTACATATAGAAAATCTATCAGTACAGACTATTCCTGGCGGTAGAAACTTCATAAAGATATTTGGCGTGCCAGCAAACGAATCTGCTGTAACTGCTCAACTTAATAATATTATTCGATTCGACAAAGAAGAATCTTTCTCGAAAGCAATTAAGGTAGACACTATCTAATGTTAGATAAGACTCTAACAGATGTATATCGTCGCAATCTAGACCTAGACAAATATCATGTTTATGATGTTCTTCCTGGGCACTTTGACGACAAGTACCCAAAACTTGTAAAATTCTTACAAGAGTACTACAAGACACTGGAAGAAGAAGGCAATGTCGCAGAAACGCTAAACGACCTTCTCCTTAATAGGGACATTGCAGGCGCAAAAGTTGAACTGTTGGACTTTATTGCAAACGAATTATTGCTGGGCAAACCTTATTACGAATCTTTCAACGACAAAAGAACTTCACTTCAATATTCTAATCTGCTGTACCGATCCAAAGGTACTGAATTTTCTATCAAACAGTTTTTCCGTGTATTTTATGGATTAGATATTGAAGTCCGATACGGCAAAGACGAAGTCTTTTTTGTCGGTGACCCTAACGAAGAAGAAATGATATTCGCAGGTAATGGCGAAGCAACAGGCAGAAACTTCCCATACACCTTCAAAGGTTCCGATATTGTAGTTTCGGTCACAGACAGCAATGGAGATTATATCCAGTTGCGTCAAGATTTAGACTATACTGTTGATTTTGCTAAACAGGCAATCGTTTTACAAACGCTGGATAGTGCTGGACTTTTACTAGAACCTGCTGCTTCTAATAAGTTTGATAGCGACGGGTCTGGTAATCCAATTATAGACAGCGATAGCAAAATTTCTTATCTGGCGAATAAAGCATTACTGGCACCAGGACAAGATTTGAAGGTAGAAGCAACGAGAAGAAGTTATTCTACTATCGGAACAGAACTTACTTTAAAGAGGATCACTGATAATACCTTCTATCAGTTGTATGGAATATTGATTTCTACTCCAATTGGTGTACCAGTATGGAGAGATGCTTACAAAACATTTGTACACCCTGCTGGTATGTATCTTGCTGGCCAGGTGCAAATTAATTCTATTTTTGATTTTAACTTGGGTCCGCAACCATCGTTTATCGAACCACCACCACCTATAGATGTGTTCTCTACTGCTCAAATTATGCAGAAGTTTGTTGGCGGTAAGTTTGTTGCCGATAAGTTTGATTCTGGATTCACGCCAACTGATTTCTTGAACGATCGCAACGGAACAGGATTGTTCTCTACTTCAATCACTGAGATCGGACCAGGACCATACGGCGAACGTATCAGAACTCGAGTTAATGATATGAACCATCCAAGGAACATAGAGAATTGGCATACTCAGTATCGTTCAGTTTACCAAGCAGACAATATTGAAGCAAGGACATTGGACGATACTTATGCAGATCTCTCCAACATTATCAACCCTCTTGACGAAGATAGATGGTATGGATATGATAGTAACGGTTCAGGACTGCAAACTACCATCTACTCTACATATGATAGCAACGTCTATCATGGCGTTGGTGGTTACGATGCTTGGGCGGCAACGCAAGGGTCCCATAGAGAACCTTTGCTGGAATCTAATACACCAAATCTGATTCAATATACCGAGTATCCTAACTTAAATCCTGGTGATAACAACTAAAAACCAGTATAAATAACAGTATAAATTTACGGAACTGAAAAATGGCACACGTCACGAATCGACAAAAACTACTCAATGGCACCACTGCTAATGACGGAACTGGCGATACGCTGAGAGCAGCTGCTGATAAAATTAATACAAACTTCAGCACTATCTTTGAATCTTTGTATGGCGATTCAGTAGCAGCGCACGACGATTTTCATATTGACACAAATGGTACTATTTTCTTCGGAGATTCTTCTAGCGGATATCCGACCAAATTTGTCGGTGACGTCTCCAGCGGTTCTATGAAAACAATCACGTTGCCTAATCACACAGGAAACGTAGTAGTTGACACTGCAACTCAAACAGTTACAAATAAGACCTTTACTTCGCCTAAAATAAATCAGGTCTTAGATTCTAACGGCGACGAAGTGTTGTTGTTGAGCGGTGAAAACTCAGCAAACTTTATTAACATTAAGAGCGGCGATTCGGCGAGTGGACCAGCGATCGCAGTTGCTGGTGACTCTGCTGATGTGGATTTGGTGCTACAACCATTGAACAGTGGTGTGGTGCGCTCTACTTGTAATATTATTAGTGGAAACGAACAATTGACTGCAAACGGTGCCGCAGATCCAAGCGTACCAATTACTTTGATCACCGCAGTATCAGACATATCTTTGACGCTGGCAGACGGAACTAATACAGGTCAAACTAAAAAGTTCGTAAGCACCACTTCTGCTGGTGCCTTGGTGACTCCTGCTAACTTTGGTTCGGGGTCTTCTTTCTTTGTAGACGGTGCTCGTGGCGTAGAAGTAATGTGGGTCGGCAACAACTGGATTGCCATGGGTTTTGATTCGGCATCTCAAACTAGGATTAATCAATAAGAGTAAAAAATAATGGCGGCTACAGTATCAGACAAATTCAAAAGAGAAATATTGGATAATATCTATCAGTCTTATCTTAATATCGGTAAGACGCAGGGTACTGACTCTGATAGATTTTATTTGGGTATTGGTCGCGCAGAAGAGTGGGACTCAGTTAGTGCTGGTCAAAGCGAAAGACTGCCTCCGATTCCCAACCCTTCTGATAATGAAGTGATCAAATACCAAGAATCGCTTCAGTCTCTAAAACTTATTACTGACATCTCATACGTTGTACCGAGATACAACTGGACTTTCGGTAACTTTTACAGTGCTTGGGATAACGAATACAGTTCTAACACTACGATCGGCGCAACTGGAGATATTCAATATCCGTATTATGTGATCACTGACGATAACTCAGTTTTCGTTTGCTTGTCAGCAGGTTATGACGATCAAGGCAACCAAAAACCTTCGTTGTATAAACCAACTAAACGACAAATTTTACCGTTTTCAAACGAAGAAGATGGATACGTTTGGAAATTCCTGTTCACCATTGGTGCAGCAGAAGCACGTAAGTTTTTGACTTCTGCCTACATGCCAGTAGAAAAGTTCCTCGCCGACTCAGAGCAAGATCCTCGATATATCAACGCAACGACTGCTCGCCAAAACCAATGGCAGATACAAGATAGTGCAACAAGGGGACAAATCGTTGGTATTGCAATAGACTCTGGCGGTACTGGGTACACAACAGCTCCTACCGTAAACATCATTGGTACACCGCATCGCCTCCCTAATGCAAATTTCAAACTTGGTACTAAAATGGTTAAGAGTCGTGATTCTGCTGAGGCAGTTGCACGTGTTGCTAACGGATCAGTGTTCCAAGTAGTTATGAAAAGAAATATTGGTGACTCAGACGTTTATCGTTTTGGTCAAAACTATGCTAATGCCAGTATTCACTTTGATGGCGGTGGCGGTACTGGAGCAAAAGCGCGAGCAATTATCGTTGGCGGTGATTCTGGCATGGGCAGCAACCCAGTTATTAACCTGAATTCATCTGCCCTTATGTTCCATACAACTTTGACTGGTACTGAGAACAACGATTTTAATGTTCGTAATGACTTCCGTCAGGTAGGTATTATTAAGAATCCACAAAAAGATTCAGCGCAGTTCGGTAATTTTGTTCCTGCGCTTGGAAGAGATTCTGCTGCGACTGCTGTAACAGCGCAAGTCTATAAGAAATTGTATGTTACTGGTGCTGCTGGTTTCGCCGGAGATTTGACTGGCGACCAATTAATTGTGCAGAGTGGTACTGGACTGCCAGTAGAACCTGCTGCTATATTGGACTATTTTGATGCCACCAATCAAATCGCATATTGTCATCAAACTAGAGAAACTGGTTTCCAAATGTTCGAAAGTGATGCTACTCACTCATTAACTTTCTATGAGAATAGAAACAAGACAGGAAATTTGGGGACCTGTAACATTGTACCTAATTCTAATGGACCAAACTTAAGACCAGCAGAAGCAGACAGATTCTCTGGAACCGTAATCTACATAGATAACAGAGTAGCGATTGTCCGCGACGACGAACAAACTGAAGACGTCAAAATCGTTATTGACCTGTAAGGAAAACAAAAATGCCTCAGCAGTTTACTGAAAATACTTTCAAAGGTGTATACAAGGACGACTTCCTTGATAGTGCCGGATATCAACGTATCCTGTTCAATAGTGGTCGCCCTTTGCAGGCACGTGAACTTACACAGTTACAAACTATTCTACAAACGCAGATTACTCGGTTCGCCCGAAATATTTTCTTAGATGGTGCTGCTGTAAGTCCTAAGTCTTCAGGTGCTGGTACTGAAATCCGCGACTATGTTGTAGTTGCCAGAACAACGGATGTTACTAATCCTGTATTGCCTCAAGAAGCAAAACAATATCTCGGCGCAGTTTTTACGGGTGCTGCTAAGACCGGAACGTCGGGTCTAAAATTTGTAGTCAGTCACGTAGAAGTCACTGATGCTACTGATGGCACAGGATCTTTCCCAGTATTGTATGGAAGATACATCGACGCTGGACAGGACAAAACTAACTCTACAGAAACTCAAACTGCACCATTGACCTTTGGTTTGGGCGAGACCCTTACAAGTCCAGGATTGGACGACCTTCAAGTTGTGGCAGGTCGTTCGGACGTTCCTTCGCCTACTGGCAAAGGTGTCATGTTTACTATGCAGGGCGCAGACTTCTTTACTCAAGGATTCTTTGTATACGCACCTGCGCAACAAATAGTCATTTCGCCTTATAGCGAAGTCGCTAATGCCGACGTTGGTTTTGAAGTAGTACAAGATGTGGTTACTGTGCTTGATGATGAAGCACTGTATGACAACCAAGGTGCTCGCCCGAACCTTTCGTCTCCTGGTGCTGATAGATTTAGAATTCGATTGTTACTCGCAACTAGAGATGCAGTTGCTGATAATCTAGACTTCTTGCCTTTCGCTACCGTTAGAGAAACTAAAATTGTACAGATCAAAGAAGGTACGGATAGTTTCAATCAAGTCGAAAAGCGTCTGGCAGAGCGCCAAGAAGAAACAACTGGTAAGTTTGTTGTCCACCCTTTCAACCTTGAGATTCAAGAAAGGGACTCTAATCAGATAGTGAATAAGATTCGATACCACATGCCAGTTGGCGAATTTGGTGATAACCCAATAGCATACTTAGATGGTTATCGCTTAGAACAGCAACTCGAGAAAAACCTTGATGTACTGAAACCAGTTTCGATCACTACTGATTCTGATAAGAAAACTGTCACACCATATAAGAACTACGTTGGTGCTTTGAGCGATGCCGCCACAAGAGCAGTTGATAGTTCTGTAAGTTATTTGGGTAATTGGGCAGACACCTCTGGTATTCCGAACCTAAACACTCAACAACGATATTCTCTTTTTGACTCCAATGGTTCGGTAATTGGATATGCCAGAATAAAATCTTTGCGTAACACTGGGCAAGTAAACACCAGTGATAGTGTTCAAGCAGCAGATGTACATTACAGAATCCACTTGTATGACATTAACATGAATGCAGGTAAAAACTTTAGGAACACTGCAAAGCTGGTTGTAAAAGGAGGCGACTCCTCTGATGGAATCATAGTGTATCGTAATGGGGACAACCCTCGCAATACATACATTGAAGCACCAGAAGATAACATCTCATTGTACGAGATATCAGATTTCCGAGTTAAACAGGTTAGTGGTGTTCAGTACACTGTGCTGCGTCATTCATCTGCTATTACATCCGATACTGCTGGTGACGAACTCGCTATTCCTTCTTTGAATCCTTTTGAATCTTACATTGACGAAGGGCAGTGGACTTTAATCAATCTTACTCAGAATCTAGTCTTTACGGTGCCTGTTGCAGATATAAACCCAGTATCAAATCCTGGCAAGATTCAAGACCTGCTTTCTCTAGGTGGCAACCTCGGAGATGTATACTCTCTTTTCTATTATGTTCAGAAAGGCACTCCTGCTAATCCAGTTTCACCTAAAACAAAAACATACCGAGAAGATTGGTTCACTTTCGAAAAAACCGGAAGCGTTTTCCGCGTCACTTTCAAAGGGGCAGCCGAAGCACCAGTTGGTGGCGCACCTCTTTATGACGGTGTTGAACTCCTAGAGGCATATGAAAACGATTCTAATGGTACTGAACTGACTCATCAAGTTGAGTTTGACGGTGGTCAAAGAGACAACTATTATGGACCAATAGAGTTACGTCCATCTGGATCCGGATCGGGCGTTACTAATATCCGAGCAAAAATCGCATATTTTGAGTGGAGCGGTGCTGGAGATTATTTCTCTCCAAACTCCTACAACTTGCTAGATTCTACTTGGTTTGATTACGGAGACATCCCAACGTACCAATCTAGGATAGACGGTAGGTTGTACCCATTACACAACTATTTCGACTTCCGTCCTAAACTTGATCCAACAGCAGATAATATGGGCGCTGCAAACTACATCGAACACCCTAGAGACGGTGACGAAATAATCCATGGTGTTGAATACTATAACCAGCGTATTGATCAAATTACGCTTGCGTATACGAAGGATACATTTAAACCTATCATTTATGTAAACAGCGGCATAGAGGGATTACAACCAACCTTCCCTAGTCAGAAAGAAAATCAGATGCCTCTGTTTAGTGTTTTGTTGGGCGGTAACACTAAAGACATTGGCGATGTTATGATCAATGCTAATCGTTATCCTCGTTATACGATGTCAGATATCGACGATTTGCGTGACAGAGTTTCTAATCTAGAAGAAACAGTTTCGCTTTCCTTTATTGAGAATGAAGCACAGAATCTTGTAGAGTTGGGTGCTGATGGATCGCTTCGATCTAAGACTGGTTTCTTTGTAGATGACTTCACTAAGGGTCTCGCACTTACTGCATCTACTACTGGACCAAACTATCTTGACGATCCTAACTGGATCACCCAAGCACTAGATGTCGATGAATCTTTAATATATCCAAAAATAGATAAGAGATACAATGACTTCTTATACGATTCTGACGATACTGTAATAACAAGTTTTAATTCAGCATACAGCAGAACTGTAGCAACCAACTCTCCTACTGCTATGGCAACTCCAGGAGACTCTAGTGTGGTTCAACGCGGCGATATGTTGATGTTGAAGTACACTACAGTTCTCGACGATACTCTCAAACAAGAAATGATTTCTTGGAGAACGCCATACGATTATGAAGAACGTGGTTACTACAATGTAAACCCATTCAACGTGTTCCAAGGTGAAGGATATCTCAGACTTAATCCAACTGGTGATTTTTGGGTAGATCAAACTCGTTTACCAGATCGACATGTTTCTGGCGGTACTATACATGTTAAGATTAACGATCTTTCAAATTATGTACCTAAAACTACAACTGCTACTACCACTTACACTAGAATGGCACGAGGCAGACTTACTGGTGCCACTAGGAGAAGAACAATAGCTGGAAGATGGCGTCGTA